CGATGCCGAACCAATTTTCTCCATCAGTAACCTGTTCTTGTAGTCCCCCTGTCATATTAACAATGATTGGTGTTCCACAAGCAAGTGATTCTAAGGTTGCCAAACCGAAACCTTCAGCATCAGAAATATTAATTGTACAATCAGCAATATTGTAGATGTCTGCCATGACCTCTAGAGGATACTTCTGTACCGAAAGTAAAACATTTTGATGTAGGGGGTCCGCAAGGCCAAGGTGATTCACAATTGCGTGCAAATCTTGACCGTGTGGGTCTCCAGGGTCTGTATGCATTACGAGCATTGCCTTATCGTGTCCTACTTCTTGCAAGAAGTCGTTAAACCACCACAAAAGAGTACCCGATTGTTTTCTTTTTGCGTTTCTGTTATTCCAAAAGAAAATAAATTTATCTTTAGCAGTGGGGGGAAGGGCTTCTTTTTTATACTGTTCAATCTCTTCATGTGATTTTTTTCTAAACACACCGTCTGGTACTGCATGCGGCAAATACACACACTCTACATCTGGGGAAACATTACGTACACAATCATCAGTTACCTTTGATATTGATGCAATCAAATCGTTTGAATCATAAAAACTTTTATTAAATGTTGGGTATGGGTGATTATCCCAAACATGGTAATATATCATAGGTACATTACATCGAATCTCGTTATCAATGTCCCAAAGCCATGGGTAAAAACGAGGGTCTGTCATAAACCAAAGGACGTCTGGCTTCCACTGTTCACATATCCCTTTCACAGTGTGTTGAGTTCCATATCCGTCAACAGGGAATATAATCCAGTCTTCACCATACTTGTCTGAAACCTGGGGTTTATAATCATTGTGTGCGATTGCACCTCCGAAAGACCTAACTTCGTAATTCCCCGTATTCAACAAACCTTCTATCATGTATCTGGTCTGAGTTCCTACACCACTCGGGGACATGGGGTGATCACTCAGAGTCAACACTTTAATTTTCTTAGACAATTTAACCTCTTATTTTTTTTTACAGTGTTCTGTATCATCAAATTCACAGTACGTACAGGACAATCTGTTTTTTATATATCTTTTACTTTTAACATTATACATAAACTTTTTCAAAAAATTAAGGGATTCTCTAATTTTTTCTTTATTACTCTCAATTTCGTAAAAATCTATGTTGTTTTTTGATCGTGTTTTTCTCTTAAGTATACCGAAGTGAGTTTTTATTTTACTAGGGTGGACTGCATGCTTCTGAGAGTAGTAGTATTTGTAATATAGTAACTGGTATTTCAAAAGTGTGTCTTTCTTCTGCCAATCACTCCAACCTTTCGTAGATGTTTTCCAATCTAATATATGAATCTCGTCGCCAACCTTGACAACCATGTCAATATAACCTTTAAATTGTAAATCGTCGTCAATTATAAAAATATCTTCGTATAACTTTTCTTCCACTGATAAGACAGTGTACTCTCCAAAATACTTTGACATTTCTTCTTTTAACTGACTTAAGATGGTTTTGCCTTCTTCGCGCATAGACGCAGCAATTTTCTTGTCATAGTCTGCCTCTAAGAGTTCAAGTTCAACAATCAATTGTAATTCAAATAGTTCTTGCAATTCCTCTGTCTTGAGATCAGCAACCTTTTCACAAGCCGCATGAATTGCTTTCCCAAATGCTGTATACAGGTTTCCTTCAAATAGGCTAAGACCATCAATATACATAAGTTTATGATAAAAGGGGCACTTACCCCAATTTTTAATTTCCGAATAAGATATGTGAGACATTTTTACTTTTTTGTTTTTGTTTTACGAGCTTTACTTACTTGCTTACCCGTCTCTACTTTATCAGAATTATTAGTATTTGTCAAGTTATTTGTTTTTTTAATTTCAAAAATCCAAGTAGCAGTCTGATCACTTTCTTGGTTGTCTATTCTTTTAGGTCCCTCGATGACTCCGCCAACAACTTCGTTTTTAGATAGTTTGGCTTGTACCATTTCTTTGACCTGGAACACTTTTATCATATGAAGATCTTCATAACCAATTGTTCGGCCTGAGTATTGGTATTTTAATATTGGAGTGGCTTTTTCTAAAGTAATCGTACACTCTACTGTTTTAGCACTCTTTTTAATATTAACTTGCATATTCTATCATCTCCTTGATATTATTATACAATACTGGACTGGTTTGTTTAAGGTTTTTTTGGTCTCCTAGGAAATATTCTTCAAAACCTTTTGCAAAGTACTCTCTTAATGATGTGATTGCGTAAGGGCTCGTAAATAAATCGTAAGTTAGTGTTAATAACACCGGATAACCAACAACTGTATATAGAAACATATCAAAATCCTCATCGTATTCAGGATCTAAAAAATATTTCGCAGGAATATCATAGTTCCTCTCAGTAAGCATATGGAAAAGTTGTTTACGTTTTTCTATGAATTCATTTTCTAGAGACATATTGCTATAAACAATATCTTGATAATACTCCTCTGCACAATGAGCCATCTCGTGAACGATGTCATCTATCATGTCTTCATTCGAAGATTGGGCACTTGTAACATATATTGTGTTATCTTTATAAAGAGCGTTTATTTGCCTCTCTTCAAATTCTTGCAGATGCCCAACAACCATCATTTCTAAGTCTCTTATAACAGTCTTGGGGACAATCTTTTCTATTGCCTTCATTACTCTTATAATGTTAACATTATCTGGTAGTGGATCTTTAACGTATACTGGGACGCTTCCGTAAAATGTATAGTTCTTGCGTGGTTTACGTGTACTTTCTATAATATACTCTTTTATATTCTTTCTCATTTTTTAAATTCTAAGATTGACTGTCCGACCTCGACGTCATTCAAGGCTTGTTCATAGCCTCGGATAAAGTTTTCCTCGGCTACTGCCAACAAGAATTCTGGGAAGTCTCTGGCTACCTGCTCTATAATCATTTCCACAGTAACATTGCCATCCTCGGGATCAGTGTTCGTCCCTACGTAGTCTACTAACCACTCTTTTAAAGCAGTATCTTTGTCGACTGCTTTTTTAAGTTCTTTGTTTTCTAGATCTTTATCATCAAATTCAATTTCCATTTTTTTACCTCATAAGATTTCTGCTGATATTGTTGCAACTTTAGAACGTTCGCCTTTCTTTAAAGTTATATGGCCAGAAACTGTCTGGTCCTTGAACTTCTCCACCACATATGTAAGACCATTAGTCGTCTCATCCACATATACATTGTCGATTTGTTCTATATCTCCAGTAAAGACAATTTTTGTTCCTTCTCCAACTCTAGTAAGTATAGTCTTTATTTCATGTTTTGTTAACTGTTGTGCTTCATCAATTATTATAAAGGCATTAGCAATCGATCTTCCACGTATATATGTTAAGGCTTCAATCTCAATAAGACCATCATCCATATATAAATCCATATTTCTTTTGTCGCCCATTAAAAATTCTAAATTATCTTTTATTGGTGATAGCCAAGGCAGCATTTTCTCTTCTAAAGTTCCAGGAAGGAAACCAATATCTTTTCCCATGGGCTGCACTGGGCGTGAGACAATAACTCTCTTATAAGGTGTCCCTTCTCGTGTAGATTCAAGTGTTTGTTCTAAGCCTGCTGCTATAGCACAAAGAGTTTTTCCGGAACCTGCTCGTCCAATTAACGTAACAACTGGTACTGTCTTGTCCATCAACAACTCAATAGCAAAAGACTGCTCTTTGTTCCGTGCTCGTATGCCCCAGACGCTATCATGCTTAACTAACTTCTTTAATGGTGTGTTATAATTGTAAAATCTGCAAAGGGCTGTCTTCTTTTCGTTGGCGTTTGAAACGAGCATAACCATTTCATTTGTCAACAGCTCAATTTCGTTTTTATCAGCGTATACTTCTTCACCGGCATAAAATTGTTCTATAGTTTCATCATCAACAAGATAACTTTCAAAACCATTGAAGAGGTGATCTCTGTTTTTTACAATCTGACCCTCTGTGTAATCTTCACACAGTATACCAACCGAATCACATTTTATTCTCATGTTTATATCCCTGGATACTAAAATTACTTTACTATCTGGGTATTCTTTTTGTGTTGCTATCGCCACACTTATTATTTCGTTATCTGCGTCTGAACGGTTGAAACTTTCATTTAGTAGATCGAGTTGCCCCATTCTTACTCTGAGCGTTCCTTTATGCTCTCCTAAAGATACTCCATCCTTCAAGTTTCCAATAGTCCTGAGTTCATCTAGGGTTCGGATTGTTTCTCTAGCGTTTACCCCAACGCTATCTTGTCGTTTCTTTTTTCCATCTATTTCTTCTAATACTTTGAAAGGAACTATAATATCATTTTCACCGTAATAAAAAAAAGATCCAGCATCAGTTAAACATACGCTAGTGTCTAAAACATATATACTCGTCATCACTTACCTATAATTAAGGTGTTACCACAATTTCTGGGCTTATAATGACGATATCTTCTCTTTCGTCATCGTCGCCAAGCATATAAGTGTCAATGGTGAAGACTCTCTCTATATCGTCACTATCGACGTCAAAAAAGATAAGATTATCATTTCTAAAAATATTTTTTTCACTATTTTTGTAAATTGAATCCAAAGAAGTCTTTACGGTGTTTACAGAATAAGAAGCATTTGATTTTACTGTATTTTTATCCAGTGAACTGATGCATCCAACTAATGTGAATATCGCTAGAATAATTGTTATTGTTGTCTTCTTCATTTACTTATTGCCCCATGGGTTACGAAGTATATAGTTTTTTAATCAGATTAAATCTAGTTATTTATAGGGGCAACAATATGAAATACATGAAAACACGATCAATACTAACAAGTTTATTAATTTTAGCGACATTACTTTCTCTGTCTTGTGCAACAGTTAGTTGTGGAGATTCTAAAACAAGTTCTATAACTATGGTAAAAGAAAACCAAGTTCAACTTCCTAGAAAATCATTTTTAAAAATATACAGGAACGTTAATTTTAAAATTTGTAATCCTGAAAAACCTGAAGAGTGTGAAAACAGGACCATGAGATCGACCGGATCTGGTTTTGTCATTAGCAACATCGCAGAAGGCGGGTTTATGATGACAGCGGCTCATGTTTGTAACGTCGCAGATATGGTAGAATACGTTGCTAATAAAGACCCCAACGTAACATATATTAGCGATACTACCGTTGTAGAGGACGTTGCTGGCAATAGATACGAAGCAATTGTTCTTGAGATGGATGAGCCTGCTGACTTATGTGTCACTTTTGTGCACGGTATAACAAACCCACCAGTAAAGATTTCATACTTTGCCCCAAGTCCAGGCGATACTGTACATAACCTTGCAGCGCCTGTTGGCTTTTTTGGAGTCGGTATGATTCCAACACTTCATGGTTCATATAACGGAGATTATGGTAGGTACGCTGCGTATAGTGTACCGGCAGTTGGTGGTAGTAGCGGAAGCCCTTTATTTAACGTAGCAGGCGAAGTTATCGGTATGATTCACTCAGTGCATACTAGGTTTCAGTTTCTTACCTTCTCCCCTACACATAGCGAAATTTACAAAATGGCTTCGAAGTACATAAACTTATAGACAAACAATCGCTACGGCCAAGCAAAAAGACACTAATACATTTTCTAATACTGGGTGTGATTTGAGCATGATTTTCTCCTCATTCAGCCAGTATATAGTACTACTAATCAGAAACTTTATCTTTATTTTTATTCTCTTCTTTATACCAATCAGATTCTTTTAATCTAAAAGAATCTTCTTCTAAAACCGGAAATAAAGCGCACCTATTCTTACTACCTGTTGGGCATTGTGGTTTTACTTTCGTTTCTTTTTGCGATCTCTCTAATATACAGTCGCATTGTTTGCAATAATATAAAGACATTAATATAATTAAATAATTTCGTCAACTAAACCGTATTCAAGACATGTCTCTGCGTCGAACCACAGGTCATGTTTCAAAATTTCATTTATCTTCTTTTTCGGAATCTTTGTGTGTTCTGCATATACATCTTTAATAAGTCTCATAAACTGATCATTATTGTCCATAGCATCTTTCATCTCTTCATACTTGCCCCACATTCCTGAAGAA